AAAGGTTTAATAAAATTATCAGGTAAATAATTTTCTGCAAAATCTGGAATCAATCCTAATATAAATTTTGCAAATGCCATTTTAATAAAATCAAATGCTTTACCTATAGATCCACTTATATCAAAATCAGAAAACGCTTCACTTATAATATTACTAATATTTTCAAAAGGTTTTTTGATATAGTCAAATACGGCTCCAACTTTTTCAGCAATCCAACTACCTATAGATCCGAACGTTTCTTCATTATCAGTCATGAATTGTGTTATAGCATTTATAGGTGTCATGATAAAATCAATAAATCTACCAAATGCACTACTTAAAAATTCCCCAAAAGTCATTTCACCTTTAAATAATGAAACAACATCTTCAACAACACCAACAATAAAATCGAACGGTGATGTTATTATATCCCACAAACTACCTAATTTATCTTTAGCGAATGATGCTATATTCTTTAATGTTTGTGTGTCAGCAAGACCGAATGTAATAAAATCAAGTATTCCACCAAAGAAACTTAACATCGCCTCTTTAATACTACCTGTTTTTTTAAACGTGTCTATAGCATCTGTTATACCACTAAATAATGATGCGACGATCAACACTGGTATAAACACTTTTGATAATGCTTTTAAGAAAAATTTACCAATACTCGCAAAGAATTTAATTACCATACCACCCAGTGCAGCAAGAGCACCGAATATAGCTCCTTTAATATTTTTAAATATTGAACCGATACCACCAAATAATCCTAACAGTCCTTTTTTATCTTTATTTTTTGTTTCATCAGTTTTACCACCATCTATACCTTCAATAGCATTTATTAATTGTTCATCACGACGAACATCTTCTCTTCGACGTTCTTCTGCATCATCTACATTATCATTCAATATATTTGATATACCTTTTACTGTATTGTTAACAGTATCAAGTATAGAATTTGTTTCTTCACCTTCATTTGCTAATTGTTCAATATAATCTCTTTGTTGCTCTTCATGTAGGGCACGTTCTTCTTCTTTTAATTCTCGTTTCTTTTGTATCGATTCTTGAACTTTACCAATAACAAAACTTGTTGCAACTGCGAGTAGAGGAGAATCAGCTAACACACCAGCAAATACACCAGAAATAGAATCTAAATTACGAACAACACCGTCACTAATACGTTTACCAATTGTTGAATTTTCTCTTAGTGCATTTTCTGTTATATTTGCTTGTTCTATTAGTGCTGATTTAATTTTTTCGTCTTTTTCTTCAGATATCAAATTTCGTATTTGATTTAGATCTTTTAAATGTTTCTTTTGTTGATTAGCAGATGATGTTCTACTATCAGTGCTTATTTTACGCATTTTGTCAATAGCTGCATCTGTTGTTTTAGAAAGATTATCTTTATTAGCTGCAACTATTGTATCCAGAGAACGCACAACATCATTATAAGCTTGTTGATTTTTATCTGACAAACTTTTAATGATATCTGCTGCACTTTTTATATTAGCTACATTCTCTTTATCTTCTTTTTCAGCCATTTCCTTTTTGCCTTATTTTTTCCCTTTCTTGTTGTAATTGTGCTAACAACATTAATATGTAAACTTCTCTTTCAAACGGTAACATATTCTCAAGTTCTGTGAGTGTTACTAAATCATGATGGTATATTAAATCAAAATTAGTTTTATAGTAATTCAATAAATTATCATCACAGAACATTATACGAAAAAATTTCTTATGCCCTCCAATGGTATATCTTCTTTTGCACCACATTCTTTACAATCGATATGTGCAACAGTTTTCAATTTAGGCATGGTATCAAAAAACATCTTAACTTTTTCAAATTGTTCATCTGTCATACTGTCAATGAAATTTTCAATATCTTGTTTATCTATGTCCTTTGCCATGTGTACAGATTCACCTTCAAAAATAGATTCTACTGAATTAATCAACATATCCATATTTTGTCGAATATCACTTTCATTAACATCATCAAGATCATCAATCATGTGTAAGTTTGGATATTTCATTTTCATACCGATATCACCAGAAATCATAATAATTTGATTGTGTCTTGAATCTTCTTCCACTTTAATTTTTGTTAGATCGATTGTAACTTTATTGATATGATCACATTTTTTATTATCTTTTGTTGTGTCTGTGCCTTTACATTTATATGCTAGTTCAGTTGTTTCACCTTTTGATTTTATTCTCAGATTGAGAAATATCCACTCAAGATCAATCATTGGTAGTTCACTAACATCAATTTTAAAAAATGTACAATTTTGTACTACATTTTTAACTGCTTCTATCTGTTCTTTCTGATTATCATTTTCAAGAGCCATCATCAACATTTTTTCTTCACGAACAAAAAACGGACGATATTCAACCTTTTTTCCTGATGTTGGTAATTTTAGTGTGTAGCGCAAATCAGAATTTAATTGTGGAAGTCCCATTATTATTTCACCTTGTTGTTATTAAAAAAATTTAGCTATACCTTGAGATATAACTTGTTTGAATATGTTGAGTGGATCAGTTGAATCAATTTCTCTCCAATTTCTATATGTAAATGTTACAGGAAATATTTCAATCTGATCTGTGTTATCATAACTTAGTGCTATTTCTCCTACGTTTGTTGGATACGCTTCTTCAAGTTTTACTGCATATGTTACCCTACCTGCCATATTTAGTTGTGCTATAATCACATATGATATATAATTATCATAAAATTCATAATTTTTTGTTTCATTATTAACAATTTTATTCATCCATGTATCAAAGAAACGTTTTTCTTTGAATGATGAATCGTTATAGAATGTTAAATTCAAATCTGTGTATATCTGATCATATGGCATTTTTCGCAACGGACCTTTTGTTCGATGTTCAGATGTACCTAATGCGACTGCTGGGAATTGAGCACTATTGCAATTTAACTCGATATCTTTTACTCTATATCCTTCTTTTGTTCCTTGTAATACTCTAGGCAAACCGATTTGGACCCAATAACGTGAAGGACGTGCATAGTCAGTGTTGAGTGCCTTGATGGTGTGGAGTGGGATTGACATTTATTATTCCTTTAAAACATTGCTCTACTTTTTGACCAAACAGATCTCTTTGACGCACCAACAAATCTTGCCGTTGGTAAAAAAACTGCTTTTTCCCAATCAGATGCTTGTATTAATGCAAGTTTAGAACGTACATGACTATACAAATATCTTTTCACAGTTGGTTTTACCTGTTTGTATCTAGACGAACTTTTTAATAGCTTCCATGACAATCTCAGTTTTGTTGTTACGTCGAATTTATCATTAGATGCAAAATCGTATAATTTTTGTAATAACATCAATCTTATTTTTGGTGCCAGATAATGTAGATTAAGCCCCAAAAAACCATTCTTGTCTCTATCAATAACAATAATCAATGGATTCTTATCCCAATATGGTAATATATCTTTCGTTTTAGCATCATACACAAAATGATACATCTTACCTACTGTGGGTTTTGCTACTAATTGAATACCTTCTAGATTACCTTTAGTCACTTTCTTTAAGAATTCTCGTGAAGCCTTTGCTCGTGAAGCCTCAGATAATCCTTTCATTTCATTAAGAAGTTGTGGCATCTTTAAAATATCCTATTACTAGCTGGGTAAAACTCTTCATTTATCAATGTTCCTTTTTCTGTTAATATCATAAACTGCATATTATTCATCATTGCGTATTGTTCAGCAGCAGACCATTTTGCTTGATTGATTCCATACGTTTTAACTTCTTTAATATATTTTGAAGTTTTACGTTTTCTTATTTTCGGTGGTTGAGTTTGTGTAAATGGTTTGATTTCAATCAACAGTTCTTTAATATTTCCTGTACCATTATGATTTATTTGACACCATATATCAACGAAATATCTATGTTTTCTACCATCTACAGGACTTACATAAGGAATAATAACTGATTCTGAATTCCACCTCAACACCAAAGAATTCTGATCAAGTCGTTTCATCACTCTCAATTCCCAACTTGATCTGTATACAATATTATTAACATCACCCTTATATTTGTGAATATTTCTAGGTTTAAATTTGCCAGAATAACTCATAACAACTATTTATATAAAAAATCATGATAAATATATAATAAACGTTATAATTCTTTCCATATGTATATAGGTAATTAAATGGCAATCATAAAAGACATCATCATCAATGATTTTGCATCAAGACTTAAAGAAGGTGCTGTCACTGAATTGCGTAGTTATTCACAAGTAAGTAAACTTATCAATTTGGCAGCAGGTCTTCCTGAACTCAATCCCGGTGAAGTCGAAAGAAAGCAAATAAACAGAAAAGCAAACAAATTAGTCTATCCTGGTGATTTAGAAGGATCAAAAGAATATGACACATTCATTCAATTTGATGTCAATGAGCTAACACACACAACAAATCCACCTAAAGACAAGGATGATTCTTCATCATCAAATTCACCGATCACTCCAAAAGTGGGTGGTTTGAAAGAAAGTCTCTCAAGCATCACAAGCAGCATCACAAGCGAATTGACAGGAGCGGTGTCACAACTCAAAAACGTGTTCAGTGATTCGAGCGACACTAACACACCACCTGCCGACATCACAGGAAAATTTTCAACCAATAGAAGAATGAGTCTTTGTCTCTATCAACCACAAGTGTTGTCTGTTAGCTATGATCAACAATGGTCACAAGAAGAACTCGGTGTTGCAGGAGCAGCCGTGAGAGGATACAGACAAGGACAAGGAATCAGTGCATTGATCTCAGGAGCAACATCAGCACTTGAACAAGCAACATCACGTGCCATTGACAGCACAGCAGAAAAAGTTGGCAGTGGTTTTGGTGTGAATCTGAGAGGCGCACTCGAAAAACAAAGAGGAAGCATTGTCAATCCAAGACTTGCGTTGTTGTTCAAAGGAACAGGATTCAGAACATTTCAATTCTCATTTGTGTTTTCACCCAGAAATCAAAATGAAGTGATCGAGAGTCTTGCCATTGTGAAAACGTTCAAGTATTGGTCAGCACCTGCATATGATGTCAACAGAACATTTTTAACCTATCCTGCCTATTTCTACATCCGAATGATGCGCAAAAGAGGTGACAACGGAAGCACAGAAAATGAAAATCTGTTCGAATTCAAAAAAGCAGCGTGCACCAACGTGACTGTTGACTATTCACCCAATGCAGTCTGGTCAACATTCTCAAACGGAGCACCTGTATCATTCAAACTTGATCTATCATTTGTTGAGACTGAATTGATCACACGCGATGCTATCTACACAGCAGGCTCTATTGACACAGGAGCATAATGAGATGTATTTCACCAAATTTCCAAAGATCTATTACAAAGGAACGATTGTCACTGACATTTCTAGAATCATCAAGATCAAATCCTATCTGAAATCAAACATCTCATTTTTTGAACCCTATCGAGTGAAAGATGGAGAAACACCCGAACTTCTTGCACACGATTTTTACGGTGACGCTAATAGACATTGGATCATATTATTAGCAAATGATATTATTGATCCATTCTATGACTGGGTTCTCCAAGACATTCATCTGAGCAAATATGTGACAAAGAAATACGGCACAGGAAACGAAACAGATCCTCACCACTATATTAAGGATGGATTAATCGTGTCTTCAACAACACCCGGAGCAACACTTATCACTAACTATGAATATGAAGTCAGTCTCAATGAAGAAAAACGAAGCATCAAGATAGTCAGACCCATCTATATTGAAAAAATCGAATCAGAATTCGAAACAACGATAATACAATAATATGGTTAATATAACAAAACCACACATACCACAAAAATACTATTTAAAAGATCTAATTTTAACAACATTTAATACACGTGTTGATATTAGAGATCTTTTTATAGAGATGAATATCTATGAGGATATTTTCTCACCTACACTATCAGGTCATATTATTTTATCAGAAGCTGTTAATCTGATGGAGATAGCACCCATCATAGGAGAAGAAACATTAGAGATATCATTTGGTTCATCTAACAACGGAAACTTCAGAATCTTCACCAAGACGTTCCATGTTTATAGAGTTGATAACATCACACTTTCTAATGAAAAAACAAAGATGTATGCTGTTTATTTCACTTCACCTGAGATGATGGTGAATAATATTACTAAGATTATGCGATCGTATAGTGGATTTTCACACAAAATTGTAGCAGAAATATACAAAAAAGCGTTAAAAGGAGACGAAAATCGAATTGTTTTAGAAGAGACAAAACACACAAAAAATGTTATTTTTCCTAATTGGTCGCCATTGAGAGCTATTCATTATCTGTGCCAGACATCATTATCAAAGGCGCATGGTACTGCGGATCTTTTATTTTTTGAGAATAGTAGAGGTTATCAATTTATGTCTTTGACTTCGTTGATGAATAGTGGAATAAGCCAGACGATAAATCTTGAAAATGACAACTTAGCCGTGTTAGAATATTCAATGAATCGGACAGCCACATATAATATCGATAAGGCTTTTGATATAATTGAGAATACAGCAGCCGGAATGTATGGCAATAAATTAATCACGCACGATATTCTGAATAAGAAAATAGAAACATTTGATTTTGGCTACACCGATAATTTTGCTAGAACAAAACATTTGGAACCGAATGCATCACCGCTTACACATAGCCGTGGCAACAATCCTTCAGCTAAAATTTTATTTACATCTAAAAATTATGCGAATGAATATGTTGATGAATGGCTCCAGAATAGAAAATCAAAACTAAAACAGATTGATAATTATATTACAACTATTATTATGGCAGGCAATACAAATCAAGAGGCAGGCAATGTAATTAATTTTGAAATACCATCTACAAAATCTGATGATAGAAGAACATTGGATCAATATCTTTCTGGCCGATTTCTTATATCCAAAATTAAACATACATTGACAAGAGAAAGTTATACAAGTACCTATGAGTTGAGAAAAGATTCATTCAAGAAGAGAACATAAACAATGGAAATAGTGAAATGATGATCGATATGATTGAGGAAGTATTACATAATATTAATAATATGGATGACATGAAAAAAATGTTATCTGATAATCAATGGCGAAAAGAATTTGCTACTGTTAAGATTAAACTCCAACGTCAATCAGGCCATACTTATACGGCTGCTAATCTTGCAATCAGAAATCGTGATAGTTTAATCGTTGTTAATAAACATATAGATAAGAAAAGTATGTTAATAAGATATCCAGAATTGAAGACTGGTGATATTATCATATTGGATCAAATTGAAGATCTTTTACCAACGAAAGAATATGAAATGGTTATCATGGATGATATGATGTCGATGATTATTCGTCCTAGGATTCAATACTTTATTGATAATATTATTGTGCCTAGATGTAAACTATATGTGGAGTTAGGATAAGTGATCGAATCAACCATTAATGATTATATGGGCAGAACCTTTTTCTGGTGGACAGGTGTTGTTGAAGATAGAAATGATCCATTGATGTTGGGTCGTGTGCGTGTGCGTATTGTAGGTATACATAGTTCATATCGAACACCATCTGATGAAACGTTTGAAGGTTGTGCAACAGATGATTTGCCGTGGGCGATGCCATTGCAAGCAATCAACAATGCTGCGATGAATGGCATCGGTGAGAGTCCCACAGGAATGGTTGAAGGTACATGGGTTGTTGGATTTTCTCGTGATGGTGAGATGTGTCAAGATTTGATTGTGTTGGGTGTGTTGGGTGGAATTCCTGAGAGTGGTCCTATCAATGAAGGATTCAATGATCCAAATTTGATCTATCCTAAAAGTGATTTCATTGGTGAAGCAGATACGAATCGATTAGCGCGAGGTGTGAGTGCAGGAACGATCGTTGAGATCAAAAAGGATAGTCGTGACAAGAACATTTCAACAGCAGATGGTGGATCATGGTCAGAGCCTGAGACTCCATTCGCTGCTGTCTATCCTTTCAATCACGTCATGGAGAGCGAGAGCGGTCATGTCAGTGAGGTTGATGACACAAAGGATGCTGAACGTCTCCATGAATATCATCGCTCAGGGAGCTTCTCCGAGATTCACCCGGATGGTTCACGTGTTGTCAAAGTGGTGGGAAAAGATTATGAGATTGTTGTTCAGGATAAAAACGTTCATATATCAGGTAATCTTAATATTACAATAGAAGGAAATGCTAATATATACACCAAGGGTGATGTTGTCCAGAAAGTGGATGGAAACAAGACTGAAGAAATTGGTGGGAACTTGACTCAGAATGTGAGTGGGAAAATTACACAAGTTGCAGGCGATGGTGTTGACATTGATGGTGGGCCTAGCATTGTTCAGAAAGCTGATCGAATTGATCTGAACTAGGTCTGATCATCTTACTATCATAACCACCATTATCTTTTAACCATTCAAATAGTTTATCACGTGTATCGGTCATCACCTCTTCCCATGGACCACCACGATTGTATTGTATGTATAGAGTAAAGATGTTGTTGTTGATCCTCGTGTTTTTCATTGTTTAATCCTCAAGACGTATTAATCGCCCGCTGTAATCATCTGTAGTCGTAAATACATGTTTCGTGTTTTAACCTCTAAGTAACCTAACAGTCGCCACACGTTGTGGATTGAACGAATCATAAACTTCAAATTCGCTATCGTTCCAAGTATATCCCTTGTATTGCATAACCGAGCCAGCAAAAATCTCTCTCAACTTATTTTTTGCGGCTGTTTTACTGG